TCTGTCAGTTTTTTGCGGCGGCCTGCTCGGCGCTGAGCGCCTTCTGAGTGGCTTCGGCGTCGGCCTTGATCTTGGCGGCCTCGTATTCGGCCATCATGTGGCTTTCGATAGCTTCCATGCCTTCAACGCCCAGTTCAGCCAGTACAGCGTCGACCTGCTTGAGGGTCTGCGGCAGGCCAAAGCCAACATCGTCGATGTAGACCACCGAGGCGGCCGGCAGCGCGAAGGCGCCCATGTAGACGCTGTTCGAGGCGTTTTCACCACCAACAGCCATCACGATGCGTGACTTCTGCAGCGGGTCCAGGGTGCGCAACTGAATGGTGCGTCCGCGACTGTCCTGGATCGAAACAAACTTCGGTTTCTGATCAACGTGAACAGGTGCAGCAGATTCGGTAACGGTAATTTTAGCCATGGGTAAATCCTCTGGTCAGCGAGTCGTCAAAGGTGCATGGCGTGCGGGGCGACGAGTCCCGCGCCCTGCCGGGCTGCCATGCGTAACGGGTTAAACCTTGAGGCGGCGGCGCGCGGTGAAGGACATCGACTGGCGAATGGTCTTATCGCCTTCCTTCTTGCCGGCATCCTCAAACTTCAGGATTACGTGGGTGTAGCGCCAGGTGGTCACGCCGCCGCCGACTTCCGCGATAGTTTCGGTGATGGTGGCCGGGTTCTGATTCACACCGTTGTAGTAGTCGCTTTCGAACTGGGCCCACCAGTCGTCGAGGGTGGAGTCGACGCGCTCGGCTTCGAACGTGCCAGTCCAGCCTTTCGGAATCATCAGCTCATCGGTCAAGCCGTTGAGTGGAGTGATCTCGTTGTTGGTGACCTTGGGCTTTGAATCGAAATTCATGATCTTCGGGAGCCGGATCGGCCCTGTCGGAGTGTTGATGTCGATCGAGACATCCTTCCCCGTGTTGTATCCACCTTGCATGGCGTTCTCCAAATGAAAAACCCGGCGCTAGGCCGGGCTGGGAAGTGGTTCAGCGCTTAGGTGCGCGGGGTGGCGGACGCAACGATCGTGACGGACTGGCCGGCTTCGAGATTGACGAGGAAGTAGCGGATCACGGACAGGTATTTAACCTGTACGTCCGCCTGCATGTAGCCAAGAGCCACACGATCAGATGGATTGTTGGCCGCGTCGAGCTGGACCGAGAACGCCGGACCGCCATTGACGTCACCGATCATCCCTTGCTGAGCTAGTGCCTGCAGGAAGCTTTCCATGGTCGACTTCGTTTCGCGGCGCACATCCGGCGTTTGCAGTCGGCCGATCGTCCCGCCGAAGCTCGCGGCAATGGTCAGCGAGATGAAGTTCGTCATCCGCGTGTAGTTGTCGCCGTTCACCGATCCGTTGCTGGAGCAGTTCAAGCCAGAGCGGTGGCCGAAGTAGCTGCCACCCGGGCAAGGGTTGGTGATGACGTCCAGTCGCGCAGTGTTGATCGCGCCAATCTCGGCGATGCTGTACGGCTGCTGCGACAGGTTGCGCTGAGTCGATACCGCATTGGTGATCGGCTTGTTCAGGGCGTTCTGGTGCGGCGCGAGGGATGCGATCTTGGCGGCCGAAAAGGTGGCTGGGGCAATCATGCGCTGCTGGCCGTTCACCTGGTCCTGCCAGTACACCCAATCACCCGAGAGAACCTTCAGCGCGTAGCTGTCACAGCCGGCAGAGGTCAGTGCAGTGGCGACGGTCGTGTAGGACGCGCCCGCAACACCTTGAGTGATCATGTAGCAGCCTTCGGATAGACCGTAGGTCAGCATGGTCGGCCATTGAGTGCCGTCGGTGACGTCCACCAGGTTCGCGACTTGGGCGCCGCTGCCACGCAGCGAATACATACCTTTGCGCGTCGAGCCGGTCACGCCGTCCACGCCGACCAGCACCGCGTCGGTGATGGTGGTGTTGCCCGAAGTGCCAGTGGTGAAAGCGACGGTCTGGGTGACCGCGACCGGAGCCAGTACCGAACTGCCAACAGTGGCCACCACCAGCTGGGAAGGCCCGCGAACGCCGGATTGACCGTTGTTCACTGCGCTGACGATGTTCTGCCAGAGCGCCAAGCCAGCGCCGGTGATGTTGTCGAACACTTCCGGGGCTACGCCTGGGAGCGAGATGGTCAGCTTCCAGCTTGCTGCGGCGGAACCGGTGGCCAGGGTCGCACTGAGCGAGTTACCGAGGGTTCCGGTGTAAAACGCAGTCAGCGTGGCGCCGTTGGCGGCAGCCGTATCTTTCAAGGAAGAAGTCGCCGCGGTATCAGTGCCGTCGGTGACACGCACGGCGCGAATGTTCGAAGCGCCGCCCTGGATCGACACCGCAATCGCGGTGCACAGGTCGTACTTGCGCACGGTCTGAGTGCCGAACTTCTGCGAAGCATCGCCAGGCGAGCCGACAAGAGTCGCACTGCTCACCGGCCCCCAGTCAGCCACGCCGACGATGCCGAGAATGTCGGTCGCCACGCCGTTGATGTAACGGGTTTTCGGCGGAACGATTTGAATGTAGAGATCCGGAGCCTGAAGCGCCGCGGTGTTCAAGCTGCCTGCCGGGTAAATGGGCATGGCGTCCTCCTAATGAAAAAACCGCCTCAGTGGGCGGTTTCTTGTGTGTGTGGGTTTCGCCTGTTAGGCGTTGGCGACTTTCAGGACGTTGCCCGCGCACTCACCGGCCAGAACGGCGGCGACTTCATCGGGGTCAGTGATCTCCTGGCCGACTTGGTAATCAGCAAAGGCGAACTTGACGGTCAGCTTGTACGGCGAGACTTTTGCTTTTGCCGGTTTGGTTTCGGAGTCCATGTCGGGCCTCAAGGGTTCACAGTGATTACAGGAAGCCCGGACTGGGCGTTGACGATGTTCAGCACCGGAGCGATGACTTCGGTGGCTTGCAGTGTCTGCGTGGTGGCGTAGTCGATCGTGTAGAACAGGTCGATCCGGTAGAGGTCGGCCTTTTGGAGCTGATCGGTCATCAGCGAGCCGCCCGATCGAACGATTCCTGCCGAGCCGTCGGTAAACACGATGTTCGTTCCGTCGGACAGTGCCGAGTCGAGCGGGTCAGCCACTGCAGCGCGGGCATCCGGCGAGTTGGCCCAGATGATGATCTGCACCATCTGTTCCTGGCGCTTCGTTTCCTTGAAGGCCGTACCAAAGCCACCGACACGCGTGAAGACGTTGTGCGCCCCCGTAAGCGTGATGACTGGGCCGACGTTAGAAGCGCCAGGGATCATCGACGCAAGCGCTGTGGCTGCGGTCGTGAGCGTGTCCGTCACCTGCATGGCGTAGACGTAGTGGGTGCCGTTCAGATTGATCAGCAAATTCTGCTTGCTGATCGTTCCGGAGAGCGTCACCACCGAGCCGGCGACCGTCATCACGACCGTATGCACCGGCTCTACCAGCGGCTCCCAGCTTCGGCCGATGTAGCGCGTGGTCTTCCGGTCCTTGCCGTGTGGATAGACGCTGATATGGGCCCATCCAGCCGCAAGGTCAGTTTCCAGCACGTTTGGCACCGGCCAACCCGGGTAAACCCGCACCTGAATGCCCGAAGCGCTCGGCTGACCCGTCCCGTTCGGATAGGCAAGTGCGGCGACCTGTGCCGCAACCTGTTTCAGTACGTCGGTTAGGCTCGCCATTACGCTAACTCCCAGTCTTCAGCCGTGAAATCTTCGAAGCTGAAGGCATATGGATAGCTTTCCGGGTCGCCGTGCCGATGGATTGTCAGCCCGAGACCGCTATAGCGGATATGCGCCTTGCCTTCCCATGACGCGCGAAAGGCAACAGCCGTTGGGCTTGACTGCAGGTGATCGCGAAACTCGCTTCCAGTATCCATCGTCACACCTGCGCTTGCATTGCGGTGATGCGCCAGCCCATGTCGGTCAGTTCAGCGCTGGAAATCACGTATTTGCGGTCAAGATCGTCGCGGACGATGTCGCTCGTACGGAACACGACGCCAGGCCAAGCCGGGAGGAGGATCGCCCACCATGGGGTTTTTATGTCCTGCGGTAGCTTCACGTCGTTCGTCTCGCCCTTGGTGCCCTGCAAGATGCTGGCAGGCCAGCCCTGCATGATTGGCGCCTCACCCGCTCGCCTGCCGCCTGACCAGCTGCCAAGGCCGACACCCGGATCCATTCCGACCCGCAGCACGTCCACCGTGCGATTCGTCTGCACACAGAGGATCGGCAGCGTGTCCTGCATAGCCGCGATGAAGAACGTGCCCTGACGACCGACAAGGAAGTCACCGACGGCGAACTGGCGCGCATCAAACAGGCCCAGCCAATCGGCCTTCCCGTATCTATTGGGCGCCGAGTAGCTGAAGTTCGTGGTGAACGAGACAGGCAGCGTCTGCAAAGCGGTTGACGACAGCGGGTTACTGGCGCTGGTGGCGCGAAATTGCTGGTAGTCGAAACCGATTCGCTTGGCGGCCTTGCCGTAGCCGATGTAGATCTTTGACTGGAGCTTCGTGCCGTCCATGTCAGCCCCTTGCCAGGCTGATGCCGCCACTGCCGAGTGATGGACCCGGCGGCACGCCAAGAAAGCCGCACAACTCGCGACGCCAGATCCGGTACAGCTTCATCCGGTCGGACACTTCGTTCTTGTTGTGCACCCAGACGGCAGCCTGGTCCGTATCAAGGTTCTCGGTAGCCGACAAGACGTCAGCCTCTAGGCCCGCGATCTTGGTCAGGAACGAAGTCATGGTGACCTCTTCCTCGGGACGCAGACTGTCGAGTCGGTGATTCAGTGTCTGCCAAATCATCGGCGCTACCCAGCCCCACGCCGTGTCGCGACGGTCGTCGAGTGTCACGTCACCCTGCATCGGGTAGCCGGCGAAGCGTCTAGCGTCCGACTTTTGCTGATCAGTAAGCATGTTCGGCTCCCGCTACCTATCGTTGTCGCCGGCTTGGCGTGTTATTGCGAATTCTTGCTGTCACTCGCGGACTTTTTGTCCTTGGTAGACGGCTCTTTTTCGACGACTTCCATGTACAGCTTGTGGATGCTCTCGTCGAAGCTTTCGGCATCGATCAGGACGTACTCGCCTTGACCTTCGCCCCATGGCTGGACTTTCAGAACTTTGTCACTCATGTGAATCTCCTGGAGAGAGTGAGCCCGGAGCCGAAGCCCCGGGCGCAATACTTACGCCAACAGCAGCGCGGTGTGTTCCGGCTTGACCATCGCAACACCCCAGGCCAGTGCGATTTCGTACTGGATTTGGCGATATTGCTTGTACAGCGAGATCTCGAATGTCAGGCCACTGACGGGGTCAGTGATCAACATCCGGTCGTCGGCACTGTCGCCGCCTTTTGGCAGGGCTGGTGCGCGGGTCGCCAGGGCGATGGCCGAGCGAGCGAACGCCATGTTGCGGGTGGTCGCGGCGATGACGGTGATCGCAGTAGCGGCAGCCGGGATTGCCTTGCGCAGGCCTGGAGCGGCCAGAACAACAGAGCCACCGTTAGAGGTGTCGGTGTCGCCAGTCAGCACGACGTACTTGTTGGTATCGCCAGCGAAGGTGATCACGTCGCCCGCCAGAACGGTACCGGTACCAGCGGAGGCCAGAGTGATGGTGGTCGCGCCGACGGCATAACCAGCTGCGTTAGTAGTGGCAGCAGCGCCAGTACCAGAAACCACAGTCTTCACAGCAGCCGATTCGCGGATCGCGAAACCGTGCACGTCGAGCAACACGCCGCGGCGCAACATGGTGGTGTCGGCAGCCTCGTTTGCTTTGGTCAGCTGGCCCAGGGTGCGCATGCTGGCGCCGGCCGAGGTGTCGAGCACCATCTGCAGGTCGCTCATTGGCGCGCCGTTATCCGACAGGATTTTGCGCATCTGCGCGGCTTCTGCCAGGTTGGTGGCGAACGGCAGAGTGCCGGCGGTGCCGTAGGCGCGAGAGGTCTTCAGGTACAGGCCGGCAAGGTCAGACTCGACCTCGTTCACCAGAGCACGCATGCCCTGAGCGAGTTGGTCGCGCAGGATGACGTTGTACGAGGCGCCGTTGTTATCCAGGCCGCGCTTCTCTTCACCGTTCCAGCGCACCGGAACCCGGCGGGCCTTGGAGATGGTCATCGACACGGTGCCGACGGTCTGATCGCCGTCGTTTGGCGGAGTCACAGCAGGGGTGATGTCGGATGCAGTTGCAGCCGGCGCCACAGGCGAGGTGACGGTTTGACCTACAGCGGCGCGGTCAAAGGTCATGTCAGACGAAACGGCAGGGATAAAGCCCACCAGTTCGCGGGACACGACGTCCAGTGCGTTGTAGATCGTGGTGGTAAGGCCGGTGAGAGTGTTGCTCATGGATTGCTCCTAGGGATCAGTCGGTAACTTCGCCGCCCGCAGAGACGTGCGCATGCTTGCCCACTGGGTCAAGTGCGTCGAATTGCGTGCGCGAGATGGTTTTGTTGCCTTGGCCGCCATTCCCACCGTTGTTCGAGGCGCCAGAGCCGGAAGCTCCAGAACCTTTCAAGATGTGATCGCGGTGCGGGTATTGCTCAACAAGGGTTTCGATTGCTTCGTCGAAGTCAGCGATTTCGCCAGGACGTGCACGACTGAAGATCTTGTTGCCGTGGTTGTCGTAGGCGACGGTTTTGCCGTCCTCGATTTTGAAGGCGGAGCCGAAACGGGACTGGACCAGGTCTGCGGGGATTGCCAGCTTGTCGCCGATGTACTTGGAACGGCTGAATGCACCACCGATCTTTTCTTCGTAGAGCTGCTTTTCGAACGTCGATGCCTTGGTGTTGGACTCATCGAGCTGGGCCTGATAGGCCTTGCTGATTTCGCCTTTTACCTTCTCGATCTCGCCGGCATCCACCAGCTTTTTGGAGTCGAGGTTTGCAACGATTTCAAGGGCTTTCTTGGCGGCGGCGCCATCCTCGATCCCATCGAACGCCTTCAGGGCGGTTTCAGCCGCTTCCTTGGCTACTCGATTGGTCTTGGCTTCGGTGTTCAGCCGGGTGATGGTGGCGACGGTGCTGACCGCATCGAATGCGACCTCTTTGCCATCGTCGTGCACGTACACAGGCTTGCCGTCTTGCAGAACTGCGTGGCCTTGGTCATCCAATTTCAGTTTCAAAGTGATATCTCCAGGCATCCGCCCATTTGTTGAGCCATCCGGCCCGCAGCGGCGCTATCCATCCGGAATTGCGCCCATAAAAAAGCCCCGGCGGATGCCAGGGCTGTGTTCGGTGTCAGGTTACTGCTGAGCGGACTTAGTCGGCTCGGGCTTTTCGGGCTGAGTGGCGACCTTGGCCTTTTCTTCATCCCAGTCGATCTCATCGCTGAGCAAGCCGCGGCGCTGCACCTCGTGAAACAGGCTTTCGTCGGACAGGATCCGGGCCTTGTTGAGGCTGAGCAGGAACGGCATCGTGGTTTCTGGACTGAAGTCGACGTCGAAGTTGCCTTTGACCTTCACATGCCCACCATCATCGAGCTTCATCCAAAGCGCGAAGTACTGAAGCACCTGGTCAAGCGCGTCCTCGAGCTGCCCGGCCATTGTCTGGAGCGGACTCATCTCCTGCGCGGCTTCTTCCTCGGACTGGGATGCGGTCTTGACGGTCTGTTTTTCCTTCTGGAGCAGTTTGGCTCCAGCAAGGCGCATATCCTCAACGAGATCCAGCAGCGAAGTGCGGCCCGCATCAATGGCCTTGCCGGTGTGCTCGACCCACTTCATGTCGCAGTCTTTCGGCAGCCGAGTGGCCGAGCCGGCTCCGACAGTGATGTCTTCACCTTCATCCAGTCCGATCACCGCGAGCATCGGCACCCGAGCGATGTGCAGGATGTTGTCCTGATCGCTCTGGGACTGCCAATGCTTGACGTTCATGTTCGCCAGCTCAAGGAGAGGCGGCGTTGCGGTCAGGAAGCCGGTGCGTTTGGTGTAGAAGGTCGTCAGCGGGATGACCGTGAGACTTGTCAGGCCCTCGTCGTTCTTCTGCCAACTCTTCTGGCCCTTGCCATCATCGACCTCGATGTAGGTGGACCAGCCGCCAGGCACCAATACACGGATCTGATCCACGCTCTTGGTACCGAATGCGCCGTCGTCAACCTCGACACATTCCATGTAGCGGAATTGTGTCAGAACCTGCTCGCCGCCCTTGTTCGCAGACCGCCAGCCGAGCACCTGGCCCGGCTTGATGACGACTGCATAAGGGCGAACCCCGGCCGATTTCTCGTCGGCCTTGGTCTTGATGCCTTCGGCTCGAGGGTGATCGACCAGCACATGAAATAGACCATGCGACAGGCCGCCACTGAACAGCGACTGAGCCCAGACCTGCAGGTTGTTGCCCTGAAGGTCGAAGTCCTCGGCCATCTCCCTGATCTGGTCCGGCACGTCCTCGGTGAGCGTGATCGGATCGGCGAATACGCGGCCGGTCATATTCTGTACGGTCTCGCTCAGCGCCGGGAGCAGTGTCGAAGTGCTGAGCCGGGCGCTATAGACGTCGCTCTCTTCCTTCGGCCACTGCGGCAGGAACTTCTTGCCCGCCTTGCGCATGGCCCTCGTTCCACCCATGAGAGCGTCAACGATGGCCCAGTCCTGTCGCATCTCATCTACGGCAGGGAGCGTTTTGCTCGGGTCATCACTCATATTCACATTCTCAGAGGTTCGCTGGTGGCGGTGCGCGTTTTGATTGGGTAGCGCTTGGCGATGAAGTAGCCTGCGGCGTCGTTCATGTGGTCATGACCCTTCTTAGGGTCTTTGTCAGGCTCGCCCTTGTCGGTGTACGTCTGGCGCTCAAGGCACATGGTGAGCTGCGGGCATTGGTCAAGGTTGACCTTTAGCCGGCGCTCGCCGTAAGTGTTCAGGAACATCGCATTAACCGAGTTGACACGATCTTTCACGCCAGGGTTTGTCGAGTCGACGACGACGGTGAAACCGGCCTTCTTCAGAAGCGATAGGTCCGACTCGCTGGCATTCTTGCTGCTGGTGTTCTGGCCGCTGGCGTCGGGATAAACAGCTATGCCGTGCCCCTGAAATCGCGCTTGGATCTTCTCGATCATCTCTGGCGTGTCGCGCACACCGTGGAACTCATCCAGGGCAAGAGGCAGGCCGTCACGCACTACGTAAACCACCGCTGCCATTTTCATGACGTTGAAGTCCATGCCGATGTGCAGGGCTTCTTCAGGCTTGATTCGTTCGGTAGTGCTGCATTCAGTGCGACTGAAGGTGTAGTAGACGACGCCAGAGTAGTTCTCGAAGCCGGCCTCGTATTCCTGACGGAACGTCCTAGGGTCCATCTTGCGGGCAGCTGCTTCCAGCTCTTCAGCGGGGACGTTGCCACCCTGAAGCGACGTGTACTGCCAACTCTTGTGATCAGGCTCGCCGCCTGGCTTGCCATCAAGGTACGTGTCGTAGCAGTGGTTGAAGCCTTTCGGTGTTCCAATGCGCAGTGCATGTCCGCCTTTACGCAGACCAACACCCGGAATCGTGTACTGACAGGTGGATAGCATCGGGCGCAGAACTTCTTCCCACGCAGCCCAAGGGCAGTCCGCCCATTCGTCCACGAGGACGAAGAACAGGCCCGAGCCGCGCAGGTTGTCGTAGTTGTCGAGCCCTACCACTCGCATGATGTGGCCAGACTTGAGCGTGATCGAGCATTCCGTCTCGTTTGGACGGTGTGCGCGCCACGCTTCGGGGATTGCCTGCTTCAGGCGCCGCCAGAACACGCGCTTGGCCTGCTTGAAGGTCGGAGCGCCGTACCAAATCTCATCCTCGACACTGACGCCCCACTCCGCAGCAAGGCGAGCTGCACGACGCATCTCGGCTTTGCCAAGGAACGTCTTGCCAAACCGGCGACCACACACCGCATCACGAAAGCGCGCTTCAGGCTGAAAGCCCCAGCAGTAAATGTTTGCCTGCTTCGGAGTCAGCTTTACAGGTGCGTCAAAGGTGCGGGGTAGTCGGGACATTCTCGTCTGGCTCCAGCGTGTACTCAGCAACGGCGTGCTGCTGGTCCGCCTGGGAGCCCAGGGGTTTCTCGTGATCAAGACGGCGATTCACATAGACATCACCGACCTCTTTGGCAGCCTGCTCCAATAGCTGGGCAGTCAACGCCATGTTCTTCATGTTCTCGGCCTTCTCAGCCATGCGGCCAAGTGCGCGGAGTCGATAGGCACGGTTGGCGATCGGGATTTCTTCAGTCTCTTCGCGAAAACGCTTTCGGGCAGAGTGAAACAACTCGGCCCACTTCGCGCCCAAGCCTCGACCAGCGAACTTTGTCGGGTCATGGGATTCGCACTGTTGTCGACTTAGATCGAGGCCAAATTCTTTCTTGACCGACTCGACCACTTGAGATGGCGTATCAAAGCAGGCCAGAGCCTGAACTATGAAGGCTTTGACCTCGCTTCGTAGTACTGCCATATGGTTGTCATCCGTCAAAACCTGTCATGGAGTCAGGCGGACTTGAGCAGACAGGTTCCGCAGGCCCTTGCAATGTTTAATTTCCCCACCTCGGCAGGCTTGTTTGCAGCGTCCACCAGCTCTTGCACATCAGGGCTCGCACCATAGCGGCGTACTACACCGACGAACTCTTCGACGTCGTGTCCACGCATCTCAAGCTTGGGCAATCCTTCCTGCGTGAACTTGGGAGCACCGTACCCATCCTTCGCCTGGGCGATGTGGTAGCACTCATGCTCAACCAAGGCGCAGAAGTCGGTGTCGCTGCACTGAGAGCAGTAGTCAGCGGCCAAGGTGATGATGAAGGCCGGCACACGACCGAACCAATCGAACATCTGCTGTTCCATCCGGGCCTTCTGCCAGCCACCGGCGCGGAACGCTACCTGTTCAGCTTGACCGAGGACGACTCGCCCTTGCTTACCGAACCCTGATGAGGCCCACATGAAGCAGACGTCAGCGTCGATCAGGTGCGTGTGATCCTCGTTATGCAGTTCCCCGTCAATGGAGAACACCTGAGCCTGGAGCCACTCAAGCACCTCTGGCGCCGGAACGAGCCTCAGACCCAACTCCGCGAACTCCGAAAGCTCAAGGATCGACGCAGGAGGCATTGGGCGAATCACGACTCGACCTTGATAGTCAGCGTTCTGATCTTTCCGCCAGTGCAGCTATCGCGCTTCATGGCCATCTCTACGGCTTGATAGGCAGATGCGCCCATGTCCATTGCGGTGAGGGCGTGGAGCGATCCCGAGCCGACGGCGAATGGGTTGTCCATCCTGAGGCGATCCTTCCAGAAGCCAGTGGTCTCGCTATACCCGAGCAGCCACAACACCCCATTGTCCAGGGCGATACCGCCCGCCTCGATCACTACGGCAGACACTTCACCGAAGTAAGCAGCCAGCAGCGCGTCGTAGTCAGGTGTCGATCCGGTGCAGAAGAACCTAACCCCGTCTCGGGCCTGGCACTTGTCGCAATCGTCATCGACGATGGTGTTGCCCAAGGTTTCACGCGAGTCATAGGCGATGATCCCGTCCTTGTAGGCGATCGTGGTCATTGGCTCACCGCTTGTTGTCGAGGACTTGAAGTTTGACGCCGCGCCGAATCCAGCTTTCGACTCGATCCATATCAGGATCAAGGCCCGTGGTATCGGACATGAAGCGCACGCAAGCGATGTAAGCAGGCAGCCACCACGCGAGCTTAATGCTCACTGTGATGCTTATCGTCTTCATTCGATACCTACCACTTCGATGTGGCCCCACACCGGGTGGAAGTCGATGTGCTCGCCATCAGAAGACTTCACCGGGTCATTGAAGACGACGGCAATGCCTGCTGATGTGTCGGCATAGGCTACCCAATTGGTGCGCACCCCGTCGACGAACACAAGTCGCCGACCACGACCATCATCGGACCAATGCACATGGCTGCCTGATTGATCGCTCATTCGATAGCCTCGTAGTTGTCGGCAAAGTAGTCAGGACGAACTGGCCAGCATTCACCCTTATCGCCTTTCAGAATCCAGTGACCGACAGGCGCGATCAAAGGGCCTTCGAGGGTCTGGACAGTCAGCCCGTTCTTCTGGACGCCGTACGAGTAGTCAGTCCACTTGTCTGCGGCAACGCTGCCTTTTATGTCAGGAGTACCCTCCATGAACTCGACAACCTCAAACAAATTGCCGCCATTCCATTGGATGCCATCAAGCACGGTGGGCTTCTTGCGAAACTTCATGGTCATTCCCCAGCACTGATTAATTATTGTGGGTCTTCGTGCGGGGCGATCTCGCGGTACCGCTTGGCAATCCGAGCCTGCGCCTGAAGCTTCTCTTCATCGGCTTCAAGGCCAACGAGATAGGCGAAGGTGTGGACTGCCACGACGTAAAGCCTGAACCACCATGGGTAGTAGGCCTTCAATGTGAGCGTTGCCATGGCGTCACCACGCGGATCTGCAATCTACTGCCAGTATTCCAGCCGTTTCAGCCGGATATGCGCAGTCTATTGCGTGTAGAGAGTGGCGCCCGCACGAAGCCAGGCACCCTTTGGTTTAACCGGGGAGCTTGCAGATATGCCCGCGCCGGGCGATCGCGTACAGGATCACGGCGGCGTGCATGGTCATGGTGAACGGGCTGACGGGGTGGCCTTTGATGTTGAAGATGAAACTGCCGAACGCGGCGATGGCGACCAGGTAGAACGAGATGCTCAGCAGCGGCTCATCTATGGGGCGAATGCGGCGCAGATACTCAGCAGCGGCAATCACCACCAACACACAGAGGAAGGCGTCGACAACTTGAAGGATGATGGGCATTACGCACCCCCTGTAGCGCCGAACTTTCCTGCCAGAGCTCTCAGGCCCGGGATGATGTTCATGGCCAGCAGGCCGATCAGGAAGGCAACGCCGTATTGAGTTTCACCGCCGGGCTCAAGCTTGAAGAATCCAACCGCCAGGGGCGTGCAGAAGATCGCTGAGCTGAACCCGGTGAAGAATGCCCAGGCCGCCTGCTTGCGGGTCAGGCCTTGCAGGAACGTCAGCGAAAGGATCGCCCCAGCGAAGCCGGCGATGATGATGCCGTACTTGGCGAGCAAGACGCCGGCGGCAGTGGTGCTCGCGGGTTCGGCCATGGCGTGACTCCAGGGAATAAAAAAGGCGCCAGTGTGGGCGCCAAAACCGCTGGGGAGCGGTGGATCGGGAGAAATAAAAAGCCCAGCGCGATGGCTGGGCTTCTGAGGTCGTGTGCTTTGGTGGTGACTTGTGCACTATGGGAAAAGTACGCGGAATTCCCCACCATGTCAATACCTTTATGCTGCTTCCTCTTCTTTTTCCGCATGAATCACCTGCCAGATCGGCTGAAGTGCCTGAATATCCACTTCCTTGATCACCGCCTTCAGTGAATCCCACAACTCGAGCCAATCCCTGTTCCAGTGTTTCGGCTCAATAGACACCCCGAAGAAGTCTTTCATCTCCGCAGCCACCCTTGCTGGCCCCCACTCTGCCGCCCCGCTCACCTCGCCTTTGTATGATTGAAGCGCCAGTGTGACCAGGTACTGAGCCTTCACGCGCTTGGCGGATGTCAGGTCTGGCAAGGCAGCCTTGGCCGTGATCAGCAGCACAGCGTTCATGACGTGCTGCATGGTCATGCACGGGTGATACAGGAAGTGCCCGACCTGCTGAACCTGAAACGGCAATGTGTCGATGGCACGGAGGACCTTGCCGATGGTGGCCAGGTGCGCGGCGCGGGCAGTGGAGCGACCGATCGGAGTGCGGCGGGTCTCGCTGATACTGATCTTCTGCCGGACAACCTGAATCCGCTCTTCCTTGTCCTCACCCAGTGCAGCGAACACTGCCTCATGCCGGCGCATACGGTTACCCGCCTTCACCGGGGCTGATTCGGCCCGGTCGATTGCGACTGCGCTGATCGATGCGTTCGATTCGTGCTGTGCTTCAGTCCATACCTGACGTGCGTTGATCAGTTTCATGCTGCGACCTCCTTGAGCATCGACGGATGTACGGTGTGACGGGCCACTTCGCCGTGCTCGCGGTGCAGGACGATGGCCTTCATGTTCTGGCGCGATCTCCAGCCGCCGGCGTGGGCATAGCTGTCACCTGGTGCGAGCGTGTTGAACGACTCAACGGTGCAGCCCGGGTATTCCTTCTTGCTTTCGTGGTGGATGTGGCCGGTCCACCAATAGCGGTGCGTGGTCTCGCCCCAGTCCTTGGCTCGGTCGGTCGCCATGACGCCCGGCAGCTTGTCGGCCTTGCTGGTGTGCCCGTGGTGCATTCCGATCAGGTTCTTGCCCCAGCGGTAGTAGCTGAAGACGCTTGGCGAGGTCTCAACGGTGACGCGCGGCTCATCGGCATACAGGTGAGCGAACAGACGGCTCAGCCAGACGGCGCCGGTCTCGTCGTGGTTGCCGATGACGTGGACCACGTGCACGAACTTGTGTTTGGTCAGGGCCGACTCGACGCACTGGCGCATGGCGAGGATCAGGATGTCGACCATCTTGGCGTAGCGGCTGTCCGCGTCCAGGTGGTGACCACTACGCGGGGTGATGGCAGCCATGGAGTCGTAGTGAGCCGCGTCGCCGAGGTTGACGATGATCGCCGTCTCGGTCGGCGGCGCAGATTCGACCAGAGAAGCCATGGCAGCGCAGTGCACACGCTCGGCGATGCTCAGATCCCAGTCTTCCCCGCACTCCTCCGCCCAGATGTATTCGCCGAAGTGCGGATCGCCGATTGGGTAGGCCGTCATCAGGTCCGGCAGGTAGTTGCCAGTGAACGGCCGTGCCGGTACGTGCGGCAGATCCTTCACCGCCGCTTCGCATGAGGCCTGAATTAGGGCCTCTAATGCTTCCATGTCGGTATTGGTCTTCACCCAGGACAACAGCGGTTCAGTCTCACCGCGGCGCATGAGCTGGGAGGTGCCTTTGATCTTCAGGAACGGCGGCAGCTTGGTATCGATATGCATCTCGGGGATGTGCCCCTTCAGCGCCATTCGTGCCTTGCGCTTCTGGAGGGTGCGGACATTGATCCCGAGATGCTCAGCAGCCTTGGCCACACCCATTGTCTGGAGTGCCTCGATAACCTGCTCGTCCGTGACTTTGCGTTCGGCCATTACTTAGCTCCTGCGAGGGCTTCGGCCTTGAGAGCGGCGTATGCAACGCAGTCCTCTGCGGAATCAGCGTGATAGGCCGGGTTCTGCCATTGGCGAACGTCCTTGAGGATTTGCAGGAGCAGCCAGCCTTCGGCCTCGCTGATCAGTTGGCCGGTGATGGTGTTGAACGCAGCAACAGCAGTCCCCATGCTGCGTTCGCCTTCTGGCTTGTCGTACTGCTTGCCACGCTCGAGCATGATGGCCTGGGCCTTACCGAGAAATTCGTGTGCCTTCATGCTGCCTTCCCCCTGGTCAATTCAAAATGGTCAACGCATGCCGCCTTGGCCTTGTCCAGATCCTTGCCTGAGTGCAGGATTTTGCTGGTCGGCGCTGGCGACCGAGAAACGTATGCGTGACCGTGCTCCAGCGCGTACTTGCTGATCAGGTAGCCTTCTTCGGATGTGAGGCAGTGCTTGGTGGTCTGCTTCCAGTTCATGGCCGCACACCCCGCGCAATCCGGTCCCGGCGCAGCAGACGGCGGCAGGCCTCAATGAGGCCCCCAGATAGAACCAGGAGGAAGGCAAGCCACAGATGGATCAGGATGTCGCTTGGAATGGTCATGGTCTAAGCCCTCAGGTGCGGCAGGTCATTGGCGACTAAATAATCGTTCCTTGCCTTAATCGCATCCTCGATGGCGGCGAATCGGCCTAGATGAATCTGCTTTTTCTTCCACTGAACTTTTGCAGTCCATTTGCCAAGGTGGAGGTAGACGCCAACATGGCCGCTTGTGTTCTTGTCGGTAATGCGCCGGTTTGCTGACTGCACGCTGTAATCCGCGTACCTACAGTTCCCAGGCTCGTACCCCTTCGAAGACTCGATTCGATCAATCGTCATTTCGTCGGTGTACCCATTGGCGAGAGACCACTCCATGAACGGCGCGAAGCTCATCCACTCATCACAGATCGTCACGCCCTCATACTTCTGAACCTCAGCACCTTGAGGCCTCAGGCACCGGCGGTTCATGTTTGCCCAGGTGACGTGAAGCCTGCTGTTGCTATTGTTCAGGCCGTGAGTCACGCGCTTACGCCCAGCGGCCTTGTTGGCACAAGGAACACAAAGCCCGGTCATGACCTTCGCTCTTTCCATTCGCGACTCAAACTCGGTCAGGCACTCTGGGCACCTGAACACCCCTATCGACCTTCTGGAGCCAGATCTTTCAACGATGGATTGGCGGATTAAAATCACATTGCTGCCCATGATTGACTCCCTTCATATCGCTGCTCTATTCGCTTCACCTTCTTCGCGAAGACAGCCTTCAATCGCTTGAGGTATGGGATGTCATGACGGGTCACGTCCTGGTTGCGTTCCAGCCAGTCAACTTTGTCCTGACCGATCTTTTCGATCAGCTTTGGCCGGTAGCCCGAGATGTTGCCGCTCAGGAAGTTGTTACAGGCACTGCAGGATTTGTTCATGTTCCACAGGTTGAACCGAAGGTGCGCCGCAGCCCCAACGCTACGGAAATGCGAGCAATGCCACTGACCGCCCCATGAAGCTGGCTTGTCGCAACTTACGCAGCCCAGATGCGTGTCCCGCAGGCGGACATAGCGATTGATTACTGCCTGCGCCTCACGCATGTACTGGCCCTTCGGCTTAACGCGCTCCTTGGCCGCTCTCAGCTCCTTGCGGCCTACATCAGCAAGGCCCTTGCGAGCCTTGTCGGCGTTCACGTCCTTGATGGCCAGGCCGCACTTGGGGCTACATACCGCTTGACCGAGGCGCTGTGGCGGGAAACTGACGTCACATGCCGGGTTCTTGCACTTCTTTGGCTTGCGCGGCTTGGATGGGAGAGTCATCGACGGTCCTCCCGCTTTTCGCGCATGTAGAAACTCGTCACTACCTCAGCGAGGAATCGGCAACCGAACTCAGAGAGCCCGCCTGCAAACTCGCTGGCGGCGTTGGCGCGCTCGGCATACTGGTCATTCAGTCGAAGGGCGACAGCACTGCAAAACCCTGCAATGTCTTCCGCATCCATTTCCTTGACCAGCTTGTCGACGGACAAGAACACGGTTGTCTCTGTGGTAATTCCAAGGCCGTCGCTCATGCCGCCACCTCCCGCGACTTCTGCTGCTCGGGGACGAAGTCACCCTTGAGCGGCATCAGGCACTTGGCCGAGCACCAACAATCGCTTGTCGGCTCCGCATCGCCAGTGAACTGATCTCTCCCAATTAGCCCTGGAGCTGATACATGGATCGGATAGTCATCGATGGCGGGGCTATCAACTTCAACAACTTCAACAACCCGGCCGATGTTTTCAGAGCAGTCGGAGAACGCACGTACGATGATCGCCAGATCGCCCGGCTTGAACTGGCTCATGCCGCCACCTCACCCATCAGGTCACTGAAGAACACGCCCTTGGCCGTAAACTCATCCACGATGCGATCGGTGTAGGCGATACCCTGCACACGGTTGAACAGGCGAGTCACCGGGAAGCCGTCCGGGCCGAAGATCGAGCAGGCCCCCATCAGCTCCAGCTTCTGCTCGTACGGAAGGTTCAGGAAAATGCGATTCCAGCCTTCGCGGAAGTCCTCGTCATCGTTGCGCATGATCGGAACGCCGATGTGCAACTTGCAGTACCGGCGTGCATCCTCGACGTCGCCGATCTGCGTCATCTGCGCGATGCGCTGGTACAGCTTGAACCACATTGAGTTCTGGTCGAGCGTGCGGTCCTTGCCCGGGCGCAGCGACACCACCACGAACTTCTTCTCGCGGAACATGGCGGTGAGCATGCCGATGGCTTCGGTGAGTTTGCTGGAACTGTTCACGCTGATTTTGTCGGTCATGCGCAAGCCTCCTCAAACAGATTGAGTTGAGGCATTGCAGCCACATTTGGCGCCGTTACGGATCCAGCGATCCGCTCACTGGCCAGTTCGAAATAAGTCGCGTCACGCTCAATGCCAATGAACCTTCGCCCGGTATTCATGCAGGCCACGCCAGTGGTACCGCTTCCCATGCAACTATCGAGAACGGTGCTGCCATCAGCGGAATGAGTGCGGACCAAATACTCAATCAAGGCGACCGGCTTCTGCGTTGGATGCAGGCCTCGGCCGTCACGACACGAGAAATGCAGCTGCGAGTCCGGGTACTTCTCTTCGTAAACCTTGCCGTCATAGCTTGCGTTGGTTACCAAAGGGATAGCATTTGTCATGCCTTTGTTGCCGCCCAACTTGATCGGTGTATCTCTCTTGATCATTTGCGGTTTGTAAAACGGCATCTTCCCGTCATGACTGAAAACGCAGATATCTTCGTGGGTTTTCAGTGGCTGCCGCTTTGCTTGGGCAAAATTCGCACCGAACTTCTTGTCCCATGTCCAGCTGTAGCAAAAGCGCTTCAGGTTTGAAGCGATCATGATGGTGGTGAATGGCTGGCTAGCGTTGAGGACGATTGCCCCGCCCTTTACGAGCAATCGGTAATACTCGGCCCAGAGTTGATCGAACGGGATAACCTGATCCCACTTGCAGGCGGTAGTCCCGTAGGGCAAATCTGCAAGAATCAAATCAACGCTGCTCGAAGGAATAGCCTTCATAGCTTCCAGGCAGTCACCGTGCATAAGGTTGAAATTACTCATGCGCGCCTCACTCCCTGCTTCACCAGCGCCACCCGCTCAGCACAACCCACGCACAACCTCACCCCGGGAATAGCCAGACGACGGCCTTCAGGGATCTCATCCCCGCACTCGCACTCATAGGCGCTGATGCCGGTGTAACGGGGGATCTGGGCAAGCGCGTGCTCGCGGGTCTTTTCGATTACGTCGTCGGCGTCATCACAGATGTC